AAGATCCGTGCGACTGCCGCTGTCCATCTTGCCCTGACTCTGTGGTTTCTTAGAACCACCAGCAGGTTGAGGACCAGCATCACTACCAGTTCTTCTACCCTGAGCATACTTAGATCCACTGGACTTAGAGTCACCAGAGACCATCTTGCCTGCATCGGAACGACCGTCCTGATACTGCTTCTCAGTCTGACCATGCTTACCCTTGTAGAGTTCTTCTACATTCTCAACTTCTTCTTTCTTTAAAGAAGTTTGTGATAGTTGAGTACCAGCAGGAATACCCTTTGCAGGATCACCTGCTTGTGCAAGTTTTGCCTTTAGATCAGCGAATGTAGGATACTGTTTTGCCTTCTCAGACTCAGCATCATTTTTTGCAGGAGTACCAGAGTAATCAACTTCACTGACTACTTCAACACTTTCAGAGTTAACATTTAGTTTACCCTGTTTCTTCAGTTGCATCTTCTGACGATCCATCTGATGCTTCTTCTGCATCATTCTCTTCTGGTTATTCATGACAACTGCATCATTACCAGATCCTTCCTGTTCTTGCATCTTCTCCGTCTTGGGATTGATGATTACATTACCTTTCTTCTTACCCTTGAGTTCCATTGCTTTCTCAAGGAAGTACTCAGTATGCTCCTCATCGATTTCAAACATGAGTTCATCGAGTTCCTGTTCGTTCTCGACAATCTGTTCGGTTACAAAGTAATCGACTAGTGCTTCGATCTCATGTTCTTCTTTGGCGGCAATCGCCTTACTAATTGTAGCACGACGTTTCTTCAGATACTTATCAGTCTTATCTTTTTTACCGTCGTTGTTGACATCATCGTCTTCCTGACCTACAGGGTCAAGTGCTTCCTCAACACCCTTACCTGCTTTGTACAAAGGTTTACCAGTCACCTTGTTCTTCATACCAGCTTTGTAGTTCTGATATGCTTTGGTGTTACCTTTCTTGTCAGCAACAGAGACTTCGTATTCTTCTTTCTGATTTTCTTTTTCGTTTCTAGCAAGAACCTTTGCTTTGATACCAGACTTAATTTCTGGTTTAGATTTAACACCGTAAAGTCCTACAGTTGGAGCACTATAAGTTTTACCATTAAAGGCAATACTTACTCCCATATACTCAAGACCCTCTGAAATGCACTCACCGAAGAGTTCCATTGCATATTCTAAAGTCTTTCCATGCAATGACTCTTCTAGTTCGGTCACCATGGATTCATGGTCGTCATGATACCTGACAACTCTTTCAACTAGTCTTTGTGCAGCATATAGTGCTGATGGGTCTAGCGAAAGATATGAAGAATATTTATTTAAATCCATTCTTTTTGCTCGTTTTTTTACTATTTAGTGAGATTTCATTCTTTGTAAAATTAACCACAGGTTGTCCTGGAGTTAGTGACATCACCGCCTTACGATATTCATCTGTACCAATTTCCCAATGGGTCTTTTCCATAATGTCTTTAATCCAATTACGGAACACACGATTCTCTTCATCAACCATAATGATATAGTTTGTACCACGAGTAATAATTCTACCAATCACTCCTGTATTTAAGTTTTCCACAATATCATTTACGTTAAAGATTTCACCCCTGTGATATGCTTCGCGAAGATTTTCTTCTTCTAATTTAGGTGCAACCTGCCAAATCTCTTCATCAATATTCATCGAACGACGCAATTGCATATAGATTGCTTTTGCTTCTTTTGGTGCCATATCTTTTGGCAAACCTTTCTTGAATGCATCATAATCATTATCGATTGCTGCTTTCCTCATCTTAGATGCAGACATACCTTCTACATCATCAGAATCAGGATCTCTTTCTCCAGCACTTACAACATCCAGTTTACCAAAGTTATATGTTTTTCCATTATACTTGGAAGTCATATTAGTGAACTCTTTCACACGGTCATCACCAACAACAACCTTTACACTATCGTATCCTTGTGCATGTAGGTTCTTCAGAACATCAAAAATGTTTCTGCCGTTTTGTGGATCGTTTGCAATGTTAGAAGCATGACTAGGGAACATGTGTTGCATAGCATTCAACTTAGTTCCAAAATCCAAAGGATTCTTTTTAGGATCATTTGAATGACTTGGATAGATCATATAATCTGCACCACTAGATTGTGCTTCATCAGCAACTCTATTGATGAGTTTTTCATGTCCAACATGAGGTGGATTGAAACGACCAAAAGTAATGACGACTTCTCCACCACCTTCATTGCGAGGTACTAGTGGTTCTTCCTCATCACCTTTTTCTTTTTTAGCTTTTGGTTCTTCTTTAGGAGCAGGTTGTTCCTGTCCACCTTTCACTGACTGAAGACCAGAAGCCATTTGCTGCATTGTATCTACATCTGCTGCAGATTGAGGAGGCATCAAAGCAGATCCGTTCTTTAAACTATCTTTCTCTTTAGCAGAAAGATTAACAAGTCTCTCACCACCTTCAGCTTTGGCGACAATAGCACCAGTCTTATCGGCGTAATATCCTTTACCTGTATGAACTAAACCTTTTTTCTCAGCATCCTTACCAGCTTTGGTACGAGCCTCACCAAAAAAATTGCTAAACGACTTCATCCAAAACACCGAATGGTTTCTACTATATTATTTATTTGTCCCAGTTTTTGTCTACTGTAAAGTTTGCAACAGAAAATTCAAGTCTATCAACTAATTTTGTTGCACGTCCAGATTTAATTGCAACAAATCCTTCAGGTGCTGTCACACGATATCCATTTCCATCTTTAATAAACGTACCAATATCTTTTACTTTCTCTAACTGACGGACAATCATAATCTTTGCAGTAGATAGATTCTTATATGCTGCAGCAGTCATGTAGATAGAACGTTGGTTTGCAGCAATAAACTTCATACCATCATTCTTCATTTTTTCCCACTTCTCTTTTGCTTTATCAGTTTTCTTTTTCTCGATCTCTTTGTCCAACAACATTGTATAATATTTTGCAAAGTCAGTAACTACTTTGTTAGCGGAAGGAATTGTATTACCACTACGGATGTAAGCATTAAAGAACTGTTTAAAAACTACATTGAAAGAAAACCGATCAGGTCCTTTCATCACATCAAGAAACTTGGATGCTTGTTTCAGAGAACCTTCTGCACGATTTACTGCAGCATTAAACTTAATTAGTTCCTGTCCGCTAAAGTTTGCACTACCACTTGCGTCGTTGAAGTCGGAAGAGAAAACAGCAATATGTTTGTTCCCCTGATAAGGAGATGCATCAACACCAAAACTGGCCGACATCCCTTCCATAGTAGAGCCAGAATAAGTGGTATGGAACACAATGCCAATCTTAGAAGAATTAACACGTTGACCAAGGTCTGTATCCAACGGTATCGCATAGGTAATTGTATTAGGAGTAAATGTTACACATTGTTTTCCACCGACTTTAGCAATGGTTTTATCATTTTCTGTGAATAAAAGATCGCCCTGTATCACACCATCTATATTTAACTCTGAAAGATATTTCAAACAATCCTTAAGAATTTGATTAAGTCCACCTGAAGGATAATACTTATCAACACCACTTTCACTAACACACACTTTAGGATTAGTTTTAGCAAATACTGATTTATTTCCAACAAAGAACATACCAGATGCAGGATCAGTTCCACAAATAATTGCAGGAGCTCCATCCCACTTTGTAGTGATACTAGTTGATTTACTTTTATCTCCTTGAGTTAACATAGAACCCAATGACCTTAAAAAAGCAATAGCAGACTTACCCCCTTCCGATCCAAGGTTGAGTATGTCGTCTTCGAGGTGTTCTAAGTGGGTGTTTTTTGCCATGAGTATATTATACTACAATTGATTTTGGTTGTCAAGTCCTACATTACTTTTGCATAGACCGCAGAAAGCTCACTCTGCGATGCTGCATAAAAATACCATGCTCGGACCAATTTAGTTTTTTGTTCTGGGTTGAGTGTATTAAAAACTTCTATAAGTTTTAAATTTATATATTTTGAATATCTCCATGAATGACTTTCTCTACCTATATCAGCTAGAGTTTGATCATCATCGGCAAAATCTTTAAACAATACATTTGATTTAACTTTTTTTGTTAAATCAAATATGTCTTTACTTATTGATATTCTCTGTCTAGAATTTGAATTATTTGGATTAGTTTTATTTTTAATTAATACATTTCCAGACTTTACACCAATACTCTTCCCTTTAAATAATTTCTGAATATATCCATCCACAATACCACCGCCTATTCTACCCTGAGCAGCAGAAAGACCTTTGATTTCTCCCTGCCATGAGGCTGCTTTTCCACTACTATCTCTAAATTGTATTCTATCTTCGTTGTTAGAACCCCATTTGATATAAAAATCTATCGATTCAAATGTTCCTTCCATTCCTCTATAATAAACCTCACTTACATCTTTTGGAATATCTTTATGATTTTTTACTGACCAATTCCCGTCACCATTTTCAATTTTTTTTAAAGAAATACCCATGAGATCTTTAGAATCAAAATACTCTTCTATCATTTGATTCAATTGTTCTAGACTTCTACATGCAGTCAACTTAGATAATTCTTTTGAAATAAAATCATTACTCACAATCCAGATATCAGCTGGCGTCCACTTGTTTACATCAGAAAAATTTTTACCTTCTGGATATGCTTTATCACATTCACTAAAAGTTTTTTGTATTTTGTCTACTAAATCACTACCTCTATGAAAAGTATATGTTTTTGAGGTATTATTAATTTTTTTATAAATTAAATTTGCACCTTTTATATGCGAATCATACCAAGTTGGATCAACCATCAATAATTGTTCCAAATCATTATTCCATAAATTGGTAGGATTTATATCACAGTTTGAAAGAACTGATTCTAAATCAGATATACTCCAATTATTTTTATTTAAGTCTTGATTTCTAGACCATCTTAAAGCACAAAACAAAGCTTGTGTAGATTCATTCTTTGCCGTTTCATCACTACCACCACCAGAACCAGAACCAATTGGTTTTATATCTAATCTTATCTTCTCTCCAGAACCCGCATCAGCTGGATTCATTGGTATCTCAATTCTATACCCATCTCTAACTGATACTATTTTTTTGTTTTTTAGTGATTCAAGTACTGTTCTGGTTGCTAATTCACGATTTGATTTTTTTACTAATACTTTCATCTGAAATTTTATCTTCGACCTTTCTCCGCCCAATTTAACATTATCTAATTCGTAATAACTATGGTTATCTCCACCCAGACAATCCATGACAGCGAGGACTTTGGTCTTTAAAGCTCCTTGAAGAATTGTGGGACTAGTTGTTTTCTTTGATCCTCGTTTAGCCATAAAAAAAGGGGAGCTCTTCCCCTCTATTTAGATTGATTTTCTTTTTTTGTTTTAAAATACAATTTATAGTATCGTCCTTTCATTTCTTCAAGGACTTTCATATCTTCCTCAAAACCCATCCACTTAAGATGTTGATAAGATCCTTCTAGATCACTAATGAGTAGAAGGATATTTGTTGGTTTAACTGGGCGACCACCAAATTGATATTCTTTAGGTATTTCATTTAACACTGGATACTCCTCATCAAATGTTCCATCTAAAATAGAAGCAACTAATGACCAAGAGTTCATAATTTTTTCTTTCGATCAAGAACTTCTATCATTCTAAATTGACCTAATGATTTTTTCTCAAACCAACAAGCCATAGCTTCTTCCCAACTATCAAACTTAAATGCTTGATTATTAAATACAACTTTGTATACATGACGGTTATATGGCTTGTCACATGTTTGTGCAAACCATCTTGGATCCGTGGGTTCAATTAGGGATGTCATTGTTTTCGGGTGGTTTTTTATTAAATCCAAATGGTCCTACTTTAGTTTCGGATCTTTTCTTCATAACAACACCAGCAAGAGACTCCATAATTTTAAGGATGTCTTTTGCCTCAGCACCTTCGCCAAGTTCTTTGGCAACATAGAAATACTTATCAAAGAACTCTTGACTGTGCTCTTTGTAGTCTTCGACTGTGATTGGTTGGTCTTTCATTTTCCTCCAGTTTCGTAGTTTAGTTTGTCGTCTTCTGCCTTTAAGTTACGTTGACGAATACCTTCATGCAGAGCAGCAATTGCTGCTTTAGTTTCAGGAGTTTCTTCCCACTCCCATTGTTGATCATGTTTGTTCTTGAATGATTTCTTACTCATACATCTCCCTCAACACGGTTTTCAGAATAATGGACATCAAACTCACCACCAGGGTAACGAGACTTCAGTTTATCAACATTCATCTCAATGATATCATCAAGAGAAATATTGAGTCCCATACATGCTTGTGCAACATACCACATGATGTCTCCAAGTTCACGTTTCAGATGAAACAGATTCTCTTCGTTTACTGGTTTACCTTGGAAGATAATCTTCTTAACAACTTCAGTAAACTCACCTGCCTCAGCAGACATACCTACAGCAGCGGTTAGAAGTCGATGGGTTTCAAATCCTTCTCCACGAAGTTCTTGAATACGATACTCAAATGCATCTGGATTTTTACTTGGTTCTGATGTGACAGCATTCACAAACTCAAGATATGCATCAGTGTTTACAGTCATACTTTAAAACCTTCAAAATTACGGATTTTGTTGTCCAGTTCAACCAAATCTTCTTTACCAGAATCAATGATGTTTCCCTGGGCACTTGCCTCTACATTATACAACCTCATCTTCGCCCTGTCAATACCCACAACAAACCTTTTGTTAACGTTCCCATCGTTGTATCTATTTTTTAACTGTTTGACCATAATCTGATTCATCTCCTCTAGTTCTTCAGTGGAGATAAGAGCAAACATAAAGTCAGCAGTAGCAGGAAGACCAAAAGATTCTGAAGTATCAGTAATTTCTACATCAGAATTACCGTATCCAGAACGTGTTGTTTGTGTTGCAGATACGATAGGAACATTACATTTTACAGCAAGACCCCTGATCTCTTCAGCAATAGATTTTACAAAGGTATATGAGTTAACAATAGAACCTTTAAGTCTACTCGAAGAACAAATGTTAAGATAATCAATAAAAATAATATCAGGAGCAAAACCTTTCTTAAGACTTAGTTCATTAAGTAGTGCTTCAAAGTGTCCTACGTGAGCAGAGGCAGTTGGATACTCTTTAATGATAAGTGTTCCTTGTGTTTTCTTTGCAATTTTTTCAACCTTAGTCGTAAACATTTGTTTTGGTAAGTCAACAAGATCTTTTATGTTTACGTTCAATAAATTTGAGTCGATTCTTTCAGCAATTTTTTCTTCCGCCATCTCCATGGTAATGTACAAAACATTCTTACCCTGATTAAGAGCAGCAGAGGCAACATGACACATAAACAAAGACTTACCCACACCAGTACCTGCAAGAGCAATGTTGAGAGTTTTGTTAGGAAGACCACCTTTTGTAATTTTGTTGAAGAAATCCAAATCGAATGGAATTTTGTCTTCCGACCGATGGTAGAACTCATATCGTTCTTCAGCATCTCGAATATAGTCGTGACCGATGTGATCATCAAATGATACTCCTAATGCTTGTTGCAAGATAGATGGAATAGCATCACGATTTTTGGTCATGTCTCGACCGTCTGCAATCTTAACAGACTCAATTAAAGCAAGATATACCGCTCTTTCTTTACACCACTTCTCAGTAGTATCTAGTAACCATTGTGGATCAGTCTTTTCTAATCGAAGACCATCCAGCATAGTTAGAGATTCATTGAAAATTTCTTCCGAGATATCTTTTCTTTTTTCTAGTTCAATCTTGAGTATGGTGTTATTTGGAATACCATCATACTCATTCATGTAGTTCTGAACTTCCTCAAAGATAATCTTTTCGCTGAGATTTTCAAAATAAACATCTTTGAGAAAGGGCAGAACCTTCCTCAGATATTTTTCATCATGGATAAGGTGACACAGAATCTTGGATTCAATCTTCATACTTACTCAAAGCTACCGTAACTATACTCCCTTTGAGCAGCTTCGTCAAGGGCTTGCATCACTTCAGGTGTGAAGTACTTTTCTGGATCAGCAAGGATAGACTTGGGATATACACTGCTCTCACCAATCTTGTATCGATTACCAGATTTCTCAAAGACTCCATACTTCTCACCAAGTTCGAGTAATCCATAATAACGATCCAATCCACGTTCATCATAGAACAAACGTGTAGCAACCATAGAGTTCTCTTTTGTGAATCTAGATTTGAATGCCTTACATTTGATGATGTTACCTACAACTTCAGTTCCATCTTTCTCTTTAGATTTTGAAAGATAGATGATAGTAGATGCGGCATACTTGAGACCAGAACCACCACCCATTTCTTTCTGTGGCATATACGAACCAACAACATCATATGTGTGGTTAGTAACGATCAGAGGGATACCTGCTTGACCTAGTTTGAGGGATAGGATTCTGAAGATAGACTTGACCACTTGGGCACGAGTCATATCACGAGTCTCCTTACCTGCAGAAGCGTCCTCAACCTCCTTTGTCGTAGACAGCATACCAAGAGAGTCAAGAACAAACATTAGGGGTGGGCGGTCCTTCTTCTTGAGTTTGGTGTACTCATCCACAACCTTGATTGATTGAGTTCTGAACTCCTGAACTGTAGTAACAGGCACCAGACCCAAACGTTTTACATCAATACCACGATCAGAAAGCATCGACTTAGTGATAGCAGATTCAGACTCGAAGTAAATTACTTGAGCGTCTGGATTTTGCGCCAAAAAGTATTTTACTATTGACAGAGCAAAGAAGGTTTTACCTGTACTGGATTCTCCTGCAAGTGCGGTAATTTTGTTTGATGGGAGACCACCGTAAATGCTGCCAGACACAAGAGCGTTGAAGATGTAAGCGCCAGTATCCACAAACGTGTCACAATCCCCTGCGGCGATACCGTCTTCAGCAACCGATGCATACTCATTGTCCAATTCCGAGATAACAGTTTTTAAAAATGACATACTAATTCCTATACAAAAAATGCTTCAAGTGTTCCTTTTTTTTCGACTTGCCAACCAATAGTTTCAACAACGTTTCTCAGAGGTTCCAAGAAACTTTTACTGAACTGTAGGTCATAATCGATATACTTCTCCAGTTTAAATTCTTTCGGCATCGTCTGGAGATATGCGATGACGTTTTCCCCAAATGGGTTTGGTTTCTTTAGATAACAGAATTTGATTTTTTCACCTTCCTGAATCATAGGATACTTCTGATCCAGTTTCATCTTTTTGATGTGATGATTATATAAGATTGCACCACGAACATGAATTGGAGTTCCTTTAGAATAAAGATTAGAACTAGATTTGTACTTAGATAATCCGTTCAGTCCTCGTGGAAATGAAATTTCAGCAACATCTCGTTTCTTAGTTTCTACCTTTACATCATCGATAAACTTGATCAACTCATCATTTGATTTGTTAATAATAATTGTAAATGCTTTCTTAAGTTTATCGCGATAAAAAGCAGGTGTTGAAGATCTTGCAGTTTCAAGACCCATGATCTTCATCTTTGGTTCTTCATAACGAACACCTTCACTATCCCACACGTTGAGAATGTATCGCTTCTTGGCAGTCCAGATAGCACGGTCAGCGATATTCTCACGTTTCATTTGCATCTTTTGTTCATATGCCGAAACGTAATTCGCAAGTTCCTGATAAGAGGCATCGATGAATGGTTCCAGTTTTTCCTGACAGATCTTATCAAGTATTGAAACAATTGTTGTTTTACGGTCAGACTTATTACTAAAAAATTTAGTAACAAGAGGTCCAAGATTAAGATAGATTGAATCAGTGTCAGATGCGATGACGTAATCTTCTCCATCAGTCTTCAAAAGTTTATTTAGGTACTGATTCATCTTATCCTCAATCCATCTGATGGAAACCTGACCAGACAAAGTGATTGCTTCTGCATTAGCAAGTTTGAAGTATCGAAAGTATTCATTACCGATAGCACCATAAGCAGAGTTCAAAGAGATCTTCTTTGCCATCTGCACATTGTTGCAACGTGCAATCTCTTTCTCTAGTTCCTTTGTCGGTTTGTGTTCGTATGCTTGTTTTGCAGCAAGCATACGTTTCTTAAACACTACACGATCATTATACATCTGGGACATCAATTTAGGTAGAAATCCTTGAACATCAGTTTGATACTGAGCACCATTAGCACAAACAGCATACTGACCATCAATCTCTACCTGCTTCTGTAGAATCTTATCGACCGTAACTGAAGGGTGTCTAGTATCTTGTAACGTCTCGGGGGAGATGTTGTACTGCATAATAAGGTGAGGATACAGAGAGTTGAGATCAAAAGACACCACCCAATCATAACTTCCTGGAATCGGTTCCTTGACATAAGCACCAGCGTACGCAGAATCTTTATTGTGATTAGTTTTCTGAGGAACAACAATATTGTCCTTCCTTAAGAAATTGAAAATGATATTGTCCCACGTTTTTACCTGAGAATAAACATCCTCATAGTTTTGACGTGCATCATATGCCATAGTCAAACACAATTCAATCAATCTCATCTTGTCTTCCATACGGTCAACAAGTTCCACATCGTGAATGTTGTAATCAATAAACTTCTGCCAGTTACCTGTATAGAAGTCTCTGAAGGTATCAAACTCAGAGTGATCCAGTTTCTGTTCACCGAGTTCAACCATAGCAATATGATCAAGTCGATAAGACTCTTGATTACTATAAGTAAACTTTCTGTATAGATCAAGATAGTCAAGACAAGAAACACCTGCAAGATTGTAAGCAAGATTCTTACGACCCTGGATATAGATTTCTCTTTCCTGAACTAGATTCC